GACCTGTCGCACCTGTTGCACCTTTATCGCCTTTGTCTCCTTTGTCGCCCTTGTCACCCTTCACCTTCGTCCAAGTATAAGCAGAAAACGTATTGCTGTCTGCCGCCGTGAAGTCGGTGTATTGTCCGATGTACGCGCCCGGAGTCTCACCATTGTTAGCCGTGAACGTCGTACCATTATCCGAGTATTTGATATGCAGATAGGTAGTCTTACCGTCCGCTCCGGTCGGTCCTTTGATACCTTGATCTCCTTTGGGTCCCTGCGATCCTTTCAACTGCACCCACTTGTACGAAGCGTACCCGGTCGGAGCGGTCGAACTAGTTGTTACAGCAGTTCCGATATAAGTGTTCGGAGTATCAGACATCGGATTACCGTTCGAGTTGGCAGAGTACTTCACATGGAAGAACTGTGATGTGCCGGGAATACCTTGCGATCCGGTAGGACCTGTATCACCTTTAGGACCTGTCGCACCTGTTGCACCTTTATCGCCTTTGTCTCCTTTGTCGCCCTTGTCGCCTTTCACACCTGTCTCTCCCTTAGAAGCATATTTAAGCCAATCCGTAGAAGTGTCTGACGGTTCTTGAACTGTCTTGTCCGCAATACATATCCATGTACTACCATTGTGTGTTACTTCATCATAATACCAATATGTACCAGATGTCCAAATGCCCTTAAAAGCGGGTACAGGAACTTCGGTTATCCCATCGTTAGATAATTGTTTGATAGTTCCGGTCATGTAGATATTGCGTAAATACGCACTATGTCCGGTCATATCAATACCGAATAGTTTCAAATTAGACAAGTCGCCTAATTGCATCGCGATCATATCCTTTGTGATCTCCCAATTATTTACGCCTATTAAGTAACGGGAATAGCTTTGAGTTGAATAGCTAGACCTTTGACGATCCGCATTCGTGAAGTTACCATACGCTACGAAGTGCATCAACTTAGTAGGATGATAAGAGAAGCCACTTCGAAGTACATATTTAAAAGTCGAATCGCTTAGTTTTTCGGTTATACGAAAATAAGCTGTCAGAAAGCCCGATTTGTTATTGAATATACCTTTGCAAATATCATCAACCGCTAAGCTTGCCAATTCGCCCGGTTCTAGTTTAAGAGTAATGATCTTGTTAGTCGTATCAATCGATTCAATGATACCGCCGCCCGGCGCGTTCCATTCTTCCCCGGCTATAACAGACACACGGTTATATCTTAGTTCGTCAGCCTCTAAAAATTCATTAACACGAAGCGATTTAAACTCTGCATCACCGGAAGCCTTGATTATCCATCCTAGCAACTTAGACGCATAATTAGCAGAGGAAATATCACCGGAAAACTTTGCGATACAAGCTGTCAAAGTCCCTATAACATCAATCCCACCTTTAAAGTGAATTAATTTTTCGGCAGTATCTTCTACAACTTTACTTAAATACTTTGCATCCGCGACTTCTTCCGTAGATACCTTGTGTAGTTTAAAATGATTCCTGCCATCCTCTTTAGAGATCGTTTCATCTTCAACCAAAAGATATAAACTCTTATCGCCTTTTACCGATATTGCCTGACCAAAATAGGGTACATAAGCCTCTGCATCTGTGTTACGTGCATATCTTAACGCATCTTCCATACTGTTCCAAGTATCAGTTGCATCGATGGGACGATCCGATGTCCTCCGATATTGGATCGCCAGACTAGCACCCGGTATATTTAAAGATGCTAAACCGGATAACAGGACATTAACTAAATTATCTTTATTCATTGTCATATAGTCTTAAAAGTAAATGTATCAGCGTCATTTGTCATAACAGATTTTATAACCCACATCTTATATGTAATCGCTTCACTACCGTTTGCTCCTTCTACCTTGATCTCGGAAGGTCCAGTACAAACGCCTGTATCCTCTATAAAATTACCCGGATAAGATGTCAATGTTAGTTCTTTTATCGTATCAGCCGGAATACAGATCACAAACATTTTCCACTGTCCTACAGGAAATTTATATATCCCTGCACCCTTATACAAGCCATTGGATAGTAACGAACGAACTTCCAATGAATTAGAAGGAATAGAGCTGCATACACCCGCAAACCATTTACGGAGTACATTAACACTAATCCTACTATTCAAAGTTATTTCGTCCAAATCATCACTCGCGGCAAAAACAGCCGTAGCGGTGTAGGTTTCTCCCTTCGTATAATTCCCTGTAAGACGACGTATTGCTGTTTGTGCAGCATTGACTTCCGAAGAGAACTCTAGTACATTCTCTTCGTTGTCATCATAATACGATTTAATCATAGCGCCGTTATCGTTGCGTGTTGCCGTATAAGTAAGTACGCCCTTTGCCGATCCGTATTCTACATCGTTTGCTGTCGATAGCTTACCTACAAGTGTAGCAGGAACAGGTTTATATAGCATTTTGCGAAATATTTGCTCATACCCCGTACCCTGCTTAAAGATAGCGCCCGGTGATATGTGCCCGGTCTGAGGCGCATTGACACGAATTTCTTTTGTTAATCCCGTATCGGAAACAGGACCGGAACTAGAAGAAGATTGAGAACCACCGCCGGAATTAAATATAGTAGTCCCGACGGGATAGTTCTTTGATCGTGGCAATGCAGGGATAGCCTTATTCTTTATTTGTATAGCCATTAGTTTGTATCATTTTACAGGTGAACTGTTCTGCCGCAAAGTCTATTTCACCACCTGTAACGATGAAGTTTTTCCCATTCATATAATTGTCTGAGATCACAGATATAGGCGTAATAGATTCACTATTCTTTAATACCTGTGTTAACTTTATTTTGGTAGCTCCGTATTGGTTAATTATCCTTCTTATTAGTTGTTCTTCTGGACGTACTAAAGCGTTTTCGATGGATGAATAAAGATTATCCCTTAAATAGTCACTCCCTAACATTACCTTACTGTAACATGCTCCGTCATTATTGTAACTTGATATTTTAAATTCTATTTCATCAAGAGGATTAATATAGCTTTCATTCACTATATTCTCATAAATCCGATCCGAATTATTCTCTTCGATGTTATCATTATCTATAACCTTCTTTTTAAAATCTATTTTTATATCTTTTAAGAAAAAGCCATATCCGGACACTCCTTCCGGGAGCCATACCTTTTTTAAAATTTCAAATTCTAATTGTCCGAACAGATTAATATTGTTCGGAATCTCGATCACATATCCGGTCAAACCTTCGTAGGGCATACTTAGAGTTTTAGTATTTTCGTTTTTTACCCATTCATCCGGCTTCTTTAATTTAAAGTCCAAATCAAAAGTCAAATCTAGTCCCGTCGGTTTTGTAGTGGATTTAACCCAACCATTATTAGTGTAGTAGTAGTCACCTACAATTAATCTACATGCTATCTCCGTGCCAAAGACACCACCAGAATTATATTTCTCGTACGATGTCATATTACTAGCATTCAATGGATGACTATATGACATACTGATACCGAAAGCTCCATCAAAATACTTAATTGGTTTATTATCTTGGAACTTTAACAGCGGCGATCCTGTTCCTAATTGTTTAACAGCCGTTATCTGCTGCTGATTCACCACCGAAGTATATTTATAATCCGATACTAATTTAAACTGATAAAGATATTCCCAATTATAATCAGAGATATTTGGTTTGCCGTCATTCACTTCGTACTCGCACCTCTTAGCACAATAACCGCCTAGAAAATATCGTGTAGGTTCGTCTATGTACACATTGGTTACGCTCTCGTCTACTAAATTACAATAAGGCTTATTATCATTGAGATTCTCATAGCGTGGGAGTTTAAACACCTTGCTCTTTAGATACTGCCTTGTTTCATAATACTGTTTATAATTATAGGTTTTCCTTTCAGCAAACGTACTCAACTTCTTAAATTCTTCCTCCGATATAATATCATTGTAACAATAATTACTACACTTTATTGTCGTTTTGTTATAACCGGGAAGAATATCAAGGAAGTGCTCTGAACCCGCATAACCAATCTCGGAAACTTTGAATCGGTTAGGGAACTGCTGAGTAAAAGATGTCATATCAAGATTGTACTCGTGATATGTTCCTTTGTGGTCTACATCAACAAAATATAAATTTCCCAACCAATCTACACAGGTCCAATTCAAAAACTTGCAAGTTTCTTCTAAAACCTCTTTTAATGTCATCGCCTTGTCGTCCTCGTCAAAGAAGTTTTGTTCGCTGATCGTTAACTCCTTTAATATGTTTGATTCTTTATTATAACTAGATTGATCTTTAGCGTACACATGAGGAATAAAGACGGAGGAATAACACCCGCGAGACTCAGATATGAACATTTTTAATAACTCCCAGATGCTTATAAAACTTCTAGTATCACTCCTACCCTGTTTATAATTGATATATTCTAGCGTACCCATTGCAGAAATGCAGTCTATTTCTAGCTCGAATTTGGTAGATGTGTAATCCTGCGTATAAAGTTCCGGTTTTACAAATCCCGTCCAGACAATGTTATTTTCACGTTTAAAATTCACCCTATACTGTTGATACCCGGTAGAATATAAACTTTGCAAATAATCACCACCCACAACACGAATCACCGCTTTTGAGAATCGAGTAGGAATATACAAGAAATCTTCGTCCTCAATCGAAACAGAGAAAGGAGAACTACCACTACCGACCAACTCAACAGAATCGCCCGTATAGTTTTCCTTTTGTATCTCAATCAAATAAGAAACTTCCTTTCGAGATTTGAAAGGAAGTGTGTATATTGTACCGTAGTTTACCATAGTCTTTTACCTGTTTTCTTGATGTGATTATGTAATGCTAAAAATATGCGATCTCCTTTTATTTCAACATCGCTATATAAGCGAATATCATCGTTCCCACTCGGTGCTATTTTCTGCGATAGCGAACCGTATAAACCCGAATTAAGCATACGAAACAGATTACTTTGCTGCGACCCGTTCAATATCATTTCGCCGCTATTCAATAAAGCCGGAACTTTATCGCCTGTAAATGATGTGCCCGGAACAATACCACCCGTTGCATACTTCGGCATACTTGACATAGCGGCAATAATAGCAGCAACACCCGCCAAACCTAGAGCAATACCGACAAAGGGGATTCCTGCGTGAGCTTTTAAAACCTCACCCCCTGCTGCCGACATATTCGCGATTGCACTTTTACGCGCCGTTTCCGCTTCTACCTCATTTGCACCCGCCATTTCAAGTATCTTCGGAATAGCTTGCCCGACAGTTGACAGGAAACTAACTCCCCATTGCAGGACGGAAGCCGTATTATCATCAAATAGACCCGACATACTCCCAACGACTCCACTAATATTTGCAAGCGATTCGGCATACTCTTGATTCAAGTCTATATCCTCTTTTTTAAAGAGTGGATCGTGTTTAGGTAACTTGAAATCTTTTCCGTTCTTCCCATGTGTTGGAACTTTATCGTATGTAGGCTTAACGGGAATTGGCAAAGCACCGTCCTTCATTTCACCGTGAGCGATTTTAAATGCCTCCTGATCGACTACAAATTTTAGATTAATCTTTTTTTGCTCTAGCTCATTTATTGTTGCTTGAATCGTTGCACGCGCTTGCATGTCGGTTTCAGCAATCAGTTTTTTGTTTTGTGCTGCCAACTGAATATTTATCGCTTCAATACTATTGCCGCTTTCCTCTATTTGCAATTTTATTTTTTTTCGTTCTAGTTCGTTGATAGTAGCTTTAATTGTCGATTTTATTTGTACATCAGTCTCGGAAATAAGTTTTTTATTTAACTCTGAGATTTTAGTATCATACCACGCAACAGAATCTACTTTGGGAGTTTCTTTAGGAGTTGAACCTTTTAAACTATTTTGTAGCTCTAAAGTACGTTTATCGAAATCGTACATACGTTTCTTTAGATCATACGTATACTCGTAATTTTTTGTCATTTCTATTCGATTAGCATCATTGTCCTGATTGAGAAAATTCTGCTTTTCGAGTTCTGCGTTCTGCTGAATAAATATTCTTTTTTGTGTTTCTAAATCTTGAAGTTTTTGCCGCATTTGCATTTTAGTTTCTCCGGTAAATTCATTAGTATCACCTTTTGTGGAGTTGATTTTGCCTCGCATTAGATTCATTTGCTTATCATACTCTGATAGTTGCTTTTGATAAGCAGTAAGAGCACTTTTCTCCTTTCTTGTTGAAAAGTCATTATTATTAATAGATATATATTTATGTATATCATCAATATTGAAATCTTTGCGTCCTGTTCTAGTATTCAAAGATTGTATCAATTCTTTTTCGGCACCTGATAACGTATCGTCTACATCTACTTTAAAATTATCTTTTAAAGATTGGAGACTTTTAAAAGCGCTTTCGCGTTCTTTACGACTTTTTGTAGTATCTCTAATTATTGATTCAAATTTGGTAAACTCAGCTTCAAACACCTTGTTATTAAATCCCATAGATAACTTAGCGTCGGCTAATGAATCACGCAAGGCAGATAGATTCTTCATATTAGAGATGGTGCTTAATATACCATTATTAAAAGCTTCGAAACTTCCAGACGATAATGATTGAAAGAATATATCAACAGTTCCTTTGCAAGCATTTAGAGTATTATCAAATTCATCACTGGTTGATTGAGTGGAACGAATTACTTTCATGAAAGACTCACCCGCCCCCATGGCTAGTCCCACTCCAGCAGCAAATTTAGCTATTCCAGCCCCGGCAGATTTAGCCATATTGCTAATATCACCCTGAAAGCGATTTACACTACCTTTTGACTTTTCCAAATTCGCGTCGAAGTCATTCGTTTTAAGTAATAGTCGTGTTACTATATCAGACATCTTTATTCGTGTTTAATTGTGATTCAAATGCTTTCGCTTTAGCTCTAAGCCGTTTCATATCCTCGTTAGCTACGCTAGTATCTTTCTTCTCTTCTTCATCCCACGGGAAGCGGAGTATGTCGGTTTGCTTTAGTGTCTTTGTGCTATTCGATTGTGCTATAATGTAGCCTAGCAATCTAGTTTGCTCCCATGACTCGCGATTGCGTCGATTCAATCCGTCTAGAAACGATTCGACCTCGATAAAGCTCATTTTATCGAGGAAGTAATCAGGAGCGATACCGCCCTCTCCGACAACACGCGAATAGAGTTCGCGGATACTTACTGCTTTTTCTTCCGCGTCGTCACCTTCTTTTTTTTTACGTCATTTCCTGCCGACTGCGAACGTAGTTTAATCTCGTCCAAAAGAAGCGTCTTAAACTGATTGAATAATGTCAGATCGTTTTCGCACGAATCTATAAACTCGTCAAATTCCATTGTGAACGATTCGTTATTTGCAAGTAGGAACGAATAAAACAAAAGAAATTCGTCTATCATTTTACCGAATTGGAACGGATAGCCGGATAGATTTTCAAAGATAAAAAATGCCCGAAGCGAGTATTTTAAGACGAAGTCCTTTCCGTTAATTGATATTGTTTTCATTGAGAATAGTTTTAGAGCGGCAAAACGCCGCCCATGATTACTTACTAGCAGGTACGGTAGTTTCTTTTTTAAGCGGTCCCGTACCTTCAAAGGAAATTGAGAAAGTCGCTTTATCTCCATCTGGCGCATTCGCTTCTAAAGAAGTAATAACCGCCTTACCAGTGTAGGAACCGGGGGCAAGCGTCCACCCCGCTACAGGCATTTCGTTTTCATTCGCATTAGCTACAATGCCAAAATTCAGTGTAATAGGTTTATGCGCAATAAACAAGGCAAACAACTTGTCGTAGCTATTCGCGTCAGCGTCAGCACTAAACAAGTTATCACTCGAAGCGTTCCAAGACAGCTTTTTAATGTCCTTTTCAGTCCAAATGCCGGAGTCCTTACTTTGCGTGTCGATAGTTTCAGCCGACAAACCTAGTTTACAGGAAGTCGCTAAGGCTAACGCTTTACTCTCTGCGAATAGCATCATGTCCTTTCCTAATGCTGCTTTTGCTTTACTCATAATTTTAATCGTGTTTTATTAGTTACTCATTCTGTTTTAAAAGAAAATACGAGGCATTGAATAAAAGTATCTTCAATAAAATCTTCGTCCGCACTCATTAACTTTGCGTCAATCACATCGAAACTGTCGTAGCTTCCTCGCTTATTCTCTAATGCCTTGCGCACTTCCTCCGCGATAGTAATAGAGTTCAGATAATTGTCGCTAGCTACAACGACCTCAACCGAAACAGTATCCCCGGTCCCGTAACGATCTTTGGTGTACTCTGGAACTAAAGAACTACGTTTGTAAATTACGAACGGAAAAGATGTTTCCGTTTTGGTTGAGATCGCATAGATTTTATCAGTAACCAACTTTGCCAACTCCGTAGAATCGCTTAGTCTCTTATATACGTGTGCGCCTATTGATAAACTCATTTCTTTTTATTTACTACTTTCATTATAGAATCAATAATATTTTTCTCTAGTGAGTTTTCCGCTTCCTTCTGTTTCGATTTAACCGCGTTGGAAAAGAAGTGAGAAGCATTTATAGTACCTCTATAAGCTGCTTTTTTGGTAACGCGCTTTTTATTAGTCCAGAAACTTCTAGTACTAGATTCTTTCGTAAATCGTTCCTTCGTTCCAGATTCGAACCATTTTAGCATATAAGCGCGCGATCCTTTTTTTCTCCGGTCTAATAGATCAACACGCGCACCGGACGCATTACGGTAAACAGCTATGTTTATTTCGTTCTTTAGCGGTTTAAAAGACACGCCATTTTTAGTACTCCCAAACTCCGCATCCGTAACGGCAGAAACTAAATTCTCTTGCGCCTGTTTACGGATGATAAGAATAGATTTTCTTAATGCCGATTTGATCGCTTTCTTTGCTTCATCGTCATTTAAACGGTCTAGCAATTCGTTTACCTTTTTCGCGTCCACTTCGACGCGATATAAGTTCCGTCCGGTGTAGTTGTCATTACTCATTGATTACCTCCGCTTCTATGACCGTTGCCTGCTGCTTCCGATCGTGATTGATAGATAGAATCTTATATTTCTGCCCGTCGTATTCGATCCGCATTTTAGCGTTGACCTCTTTACAAATGCGAATCATTATCGTGTTTACGGTCGTATTATAGATTTCGCCGTTAGCCTCTTTTCGTGCACCAGACTTAAAACGGATATACGCACGCTTATCGAATACTTTCACCCAACTTTCAGACGTACCGCCGAGGCTATCCCGGATTGATTCACTACGATAAAAGCCGATCATTTCGTTTAATAATCCCGCTTGCATTATGTGTATCGCTTTAAAGGTTGCAGTAATAGTTCTACGTGTCCCGGTATTACTTGCGGTGTGGCAAATGTAACCGATTCACGATTAGCATAATAGTTCGCAATAAGTATGCGGATTGCGTGCCAAATACGACGATCAATTTTCCCCTCCTTTGCAAAACCTTCCAACGGAGCGTTTAAATACGCCTCTATTGCAAGTTGAACGGGTTCAATAAGTTCGGTTATATATGTATCGTCCGTATCAAAATCGACATTTAAATGCTGTTTGAGTTCTTCGAGTGTTACGTATTGTGGCATAATTATAAGTATGAAAAAAGGCTAAGGCTATGAAGCCAAAGCCTTTTCGTTTTTAAGTAGTTAGTAGTGTGTTATGCTTTTGCAACTTTTGCAACCGCTTTCTTCTTCGCGATTGCGAATGCCTCTGGGCGAGCTACAACAATGTCATACTTTGAGTTTAGCGTAAACTTCGTTTCGTTAGTGTCTGCTAGAGTCACATCGTCAATAGTCATTCGAATTTTTCCCCATTGACCGATACCAACGTTCGAAAAGACACCGAAGCCGAGTTCATCCGCACCCATGTAATTAGTCATGTACACCGGATAGCCATTCATCATCCCGTCTTTAAGAACCATTTCGGGAGAACCTTTTTCAATACGTGTAGTTTTTAATTTACCGCACATTTTCGGACTGCAAATATATGCTGCCGTTCCGTCAGTAACATCTACGTTTTCATCCATTACTGCGGTTTCTAGCGCTACAACGTCCTCGAATGTGGGAGCAACTTCATACTCCACTGTTGGAGAATCTTTCACAAACACACCTTTTGAGGCAAGTCCCTGCTTTTCTCCGGCAAACATAATCTTATTTAATGTACGAGCAGTTGACAAAGACAATTGTTTAACGGTGACATCAAACAAAGCATCGTTTGTCTGATCAATTGCGTCGTTAGACAATGGGATAGAAATACCCAAACGCCACGGATGCGCCTTTAAATTACCAATATCCAGTTTTGTCGGATTTATTTTGGTGTTCTCGCCTTCAATTGTAGCTTCTACAGCCGCCAATGTCGGAAACATCAATTCGCCAATCAAACCGTATTGCATCTTAATACCCAACTTATTAACAATAAGCCCCTTTTCAAGCGGTTCGATAATATCGCCGATTGTTGTCGGGATCATCGGAGCGGCATCGGTTGAACTTGTTCTTACAGGATCACCCTCCGCACGCATAGAGAAATTAAGCCCCTTTGCATCAGCAAAATTCCCGTATTCTTCCAAAGAACGATGATTGCAAACGTCATATAAAGCCTTTGCAAAGATAGCTCTTTTGTTTTCTGGCAAAATTGCAGATTTGCTACTTTCCAGACTTCTAAGAGTCTCGTCAATAACGATCTGATTTTTACGAGTCATTAACTCGTTGAATTTAGTCTGTTCTTCGTCTGTCAGACTTCTTTTTTCTGTTTTTGCTTGTGATAACAGATTTCTCATTTGCTCTTTAAGCAGAGCTACTTCTTCAAGTTTTGTCATGTCAAATAAATTTTTCTAAGTTTTCTATTTCGGATAAATAATCACTATTTGTGTCACCATTAAGAAGCTGTTCTATATTTTCAAGGCTTCTAACTGTTACATCTGTACCAAAAAAGGCAGGGTCTGAAACAGGGGAAATATCAGATATATAATCAATCTTGTGTACTGTACGCAACAGCATCCCATCTTTCATCGTATATGAGACTTTACTTTTATCCTTATCATCAGTGTAATAAGCGAAAGACGATCCGAATATGTCTCCCCGTTTTATCATTTCATAAGCAAAATTCCCGTCGCTAGTACATGGAGCCTCGAATCGGTATTTCAAACCATATTCATCAAAATTTAATTCGAGTGACCCGGAACCGTAACGGCATCTAGCCAAAAGCCTATGTTTATCGTGTTCTAGTACCGCCTTTATATCGCATCGGGTTATAAGTTCTTCGGTTGCTGCACCATGTTCGATAACCTCAATAAAAAAGCGTTTCCTTTCCTCGTCATACATCACACGACTTTCTTTCCCAAAAACAACAGCGTACCCCTCAATAATTCTACCCTCCGATAATTTGGGTGCGCCTAGCTCTGTAAAACTCCTTATTTCCATTGCTTTTTACTCTATGCTTTTTTCGTTTGTTTTTGGTAGCTCGTCTTTTTCGCTACTAATCTCACCTTTAATCTTAGGAGAGTCAATCGGAGCAACATTACAAGACATAAACGCAATGTCACCGCCATTTATAGGCGCTTTATCTTCACGGCTTACACGCCATTCGTTCACCGTAGACACGCCATATTGTATTTCCTTCTCCATACAAGCCGTTTGTGTGGCTATGTCTGTTTTATACAAGGCTTTACGATCAAATTCTATTTTATAAATACCAGAAACAGTTCTAGGTATCAACTTTGCGTTAAATTCAGCCTCGATCCGACACAATATAGGATCGAGTGTGTCAGACAAGAACGCGACTTGACTCATTTCGGAAGCCTTGTAATTGGTAGATTGTCCGGCAAATACCTTGTCTGGGTGAACACCATAAAAACGGCAAATATCAAATACGGAAAACTTTTTAGTTTCTAGTAGCTGAGCGTCAGCCGGAGTTATTGAAAGTTGTGTAAAAGTCATGTCCTCGCTCACGGAAGTTATATCCCTCCCGTTATTAAAGTCTTTTTCCACTCGGTCCGCTACGTCGGAAGTCTGTTTATCGCCAACAGAAGAAAGTCCCTTTCCCCCACCTTTGACACCAGAAATAATACCTTTAATCTTACTCCCATTCTGAAAAGTACGCAAACTCTGATTATCAGCACTAGCAGAAACCGAAAGAACCGTGCTTGCATACGTGATCGTGCTAACACCTGTATACCCACCATCGAGACTCTTATTTTTCAGATGGATAATACTTTCAGCCGGATAAGTACCGTATATCCTATTTATTACATCACAAATAGTATATTCGTCTCTGTATATATCGTATGTAACAGAGTTATTTGAGCAAAGTATTAATTCTGCCGTATCCCCGAACATTCTCTTGATAAAGATATATGAATTACCACGATTAACCATTTGAATAATCGCATTGCATATTAAGTCGTAACTGTTCATGCGCTTATTCGGTTTTTTAGTCAGCAGATAATGCAACTCGTTTTCGGCATCTACTTTGTAGTTTCCGGCATCTTCTTTACGTTTGATGTATAGCGGCAGAGAAGCAATAGTACCAGAAAGAATATCGGTACATCTAAACGCAGTCGATAACCGCATAGCCTGTTCGGGAGACTTTACCGAAACTGGTTGTTCCCTAGCTGTTTTATCTCTAACTTCTACTATTTTTTCCTCTTCGGACGGTAGAGATCGTTTTTCCTCTCTGTTACGTCCTATTCTTAAATTAAGTTCAAATGCCATAGTCTTATCGTGTTACTCGGTGTAATTATTGAATAAATGAAATGTCATTAGGTTTGTTATCGTCGAATCAATTTTTGCGTTATGCGTTTTCTTGACTGGCTTTTTATTCATATTCCTATCTTCGTCTAGCACTGCGTTTGAGAAGCAGTACGGCGTAATAGGGTTCGGATCGAATGTGAGTTTATTTCGATATAAGGCAAGTTCAAACGATTCTATCGGACTCGTAAACGTCCCGTATGTCTGTTTGACAGGCTTAATATATTCGCTTGCACTACCGACCGAATAAGAAAGTAGATTCACAAATTCAGCCGATTTATACGGATCATAACCGATACCCATAATTTGCAAATACTTCGCCCGTGATAATATATCGTTTACTATTTGCTGATAGTCGATAATATCGCCATCGCAAAGAATCAAATACCCTGCTTCCGCCCAACCTTCGTAGAGTTCCCGATTCGGATGATCCTTTAAAGCTCCTTTCGGAAAATAGTAATCCGTATACGAATGAAAAGAGCCGCTTTCTTTCGAATAGATATTATAAGTAACCGAAGAAAAGTCGTCTCGAACGGATAAATCAACCGCCGCCATTGTTAACGGATAAGTACCGATATTCTCTATTCTAACACCTTTGAATCGTTCTTCGATCTGCTTCGCCTCAATCCATTTCGTCGTCGAATCAACTGCAAACACATTAAGTAACTTCGTCCGAAACTCCAATGCGTCCGGCGCACTGTATAAAGCCTTTTGATAGGCGTCTATATAGAAATCCTCGTAAACAGTTATACCCATGTGTGGCTGAACCTTTCGCCATGTCGCCGGGTCCCCTTCTTCGTCGTCTATATCCGGTTCAAAAATGTGCGCAAATATCGAATCGTTTTCGATCTCACCGCGTAGGATCGCTTTATACATTTTCAGCATCTCCACAAACGGTGCTGTTTCTTTGTCAGAGGCGGTCGTAATTACTACGGTTAAAGGGTTGAGCCGTGCACCCATTGAGGACGTTAAAACGTTCTTCAACGCGGCGCTATCGGCTTGTGAATACTCGTCTACTATTACCATGCTTGCGTTAAGTCCGTCTAATTTATCCGGGTTAGAGGCAAGGCAACGGGCAAAAGAGGTTTTTCCCTTTATGCGGTTATATATGATTTCTCGATTAATTTTGAAGTGTCTAAACTTCGGATCGAGAGACTTTAAAATATTACGTATTTCGTCAAAACAGACTTTCGCTTGATTGTATGAGTTTGCGGCTACATATGTTTGTGCGTTCGCATCACCGAACAACAAATCGTTAATCGAAAGACTCGCTACGCTTGTTGTCTTACTGAATTTACGCGGGACGAATAAAAGAGCTTCACGAATCAAACGTTTGTTTGTGCCGGGCTTGTAAAACGCAAGAATGTTAGAGAACTGAAACACCTGTATCGGAGTCAGTTTGTATCTAGTCTTTCCCTTTGTGCCGGAGAACTTCAAACGCTCGTAAAACGTGACGAACTTCTTAACTTCCTTGATGCGAAATTCGTATTTATCAAGGAATGAAAAGAAGCGACGAACGGCTAGTAACTCATAAAGATTGTGTGCGTTTGGGTTATTAATGCAGCCCTTTATATACACGTTTAATCTTTCGTCCGCCTTACCTAGCTTATATGAATCAACGTCGATATTATGCAAATCGGAGATAACCGACTGCTTTAATGTAATCAGTTTATCTCTAATCTCCTTCTCCATCGCGATCTATCTTATCTACCTCGTTTATTAAGTCGTTCACCTCGTCATCGTCAGACGCGGACAAAGTTTGTAGTGTCAAGCCAAGTTCCCGCAACTGTTTGCGAGTAACTTCGAGCGCATCAAATAAAACTTTGAAAGCCGGATGCGCCACGAGCTTCTTATTTCCTTCGCGAGAAACTTCCGTAACAAACGAACGTTTCTTCTTTGCTATGTCATTGAGAGCGATCTTAAACGCAATGTAAGAACCTGCACAAAGAGTTATACACAAATCCAAATCAGATGTGTATGTTCCTTGCGAGTTCATCGCGGCGCGAATCTTTTCTTTTATATCGTCTAAATCACTCATTTTTATATGCGTTTTTGCATATATGAAAAGATCGCAAGTATTTGGTAGCGCGGAAGTTCGAGAAGAAAAGCTCACCCCCAACGAGCACCCCCTCATTTCAAAAATTGCTCGCGCGTGTAAAAACAGGGTGAGGTGGGTTTCGTGTATAACGTTAAAAAAGAAAAAAACACCCCCCGCTTTTTCGCTTAAAAAAAGTTGATCCATTTTAGTTTGAAATATTAAATTGAAATATTTATCTTTATCCCCCAAAGACATATATACCATGAGAAATTTACTAATAATAGGGAATGGATTTGACATAGATTTAGGATTAAAAACTAAATATTCCGATTTCATAGAAAGCAACTGTTTTGATGAAAATAAAAACAATTTATTCAAGAGTATATACCGATCATATAAAAATATGAATTGGATAGACTTAGAAAATGAATTAAAAAAATATGTTACGGGAGTTGATAGACAAAATATTACAGATGAGTTTAACGACTTACGCAATTCATTATGTGATTACTTAACTCAAATAGAGTATAATAAGATAAATCATGAATCAACTGCATTTAAGTTATTTAAAATAATAGCTAACGATGTCAATAATCCATATAAAATATACACATATAATTACACGGACTTAATAGAAATAACTCAATTATCTAGCACCAATATTAGCTCATTGAAATGTAAGAATCTCATTGAGTATGTACATGGAAAGATTAGTGACAAATCAATAATATTAGGCTTTGAAGATAAAGCCAATATTCTATCTAAATATTTTTTCATGATAAAATCTTTTAGCCCATATTATAATTCTCATAATATCCAATATGATTTAGAAGAAGCCAAAAACATTATCTTTTTCGGACACTCATTAGGAAACACGGATTATCATTATTTTGAAAAGTTTTTTCAAGAGCAATCTAACGCTTCATTAACTAGAAACGGTATGAAAAATATTACTATATTCACTTATAATGATGTGGCTAGAATCAGTATACTTGCGCAACTAAGAGAAATGAATGATAAAAGAACCGATCTATTATATAATTTAAATAAACTAGAAATCTTATGCACAGGCGAAGAAAGGGATCAAACAAGAATTAATGACTTTCTCGAAAGTTTAAAAATGGATCAAGAGAAATATAAGGCAGGATTAGAATATCTTTCATCATTATAAATACAAAAATGAAGTTGTGTCAAAACTCTGGCACAACCTCATTTTTATCTTAGAGAAACTTATCAACAAACCGTTCCGTTTCCCTCCGATTATTCGCCTGTATCGCCTCCTTCGAGTGACTGAAAGCACACCGATGTATCTCGGAGTGGCACGCATGACAAAGGCTCTGCAAATTGTTATAATCAAACATTAGCTGCCTCATTCCGAGTTCATGCGGTACGGATTCAACAGGTGTCTTGTGATGCACTTCCGTTGCGAGTGTGCTTAGATCGTTCGCCTCGCACACTTCACAAATCGGATTGTTTCGTAGTTTCTCGGCTCGAAGCTGTTTCCATCGAACCGAGTTAATCATCTTAATGTAATGCGGGTTTCTACTCATAGCGCTTCGATCCGGTCTAGTCCGTTAATAAGTAACCTAATCCGTGCACAATCTCCATCGCATCGAGTCGATTGCGTTTCTTGTTTATGTATCCGACTCGCACAACCTTTGCAATTCTTTGACGGGCACATTTGTTTATACACTTCGATAGCTTGCCGCCTCGTTTCCTCTCTCTGTATCCGTGCCGCTTCGATTGCGACTTTTCGGATTAAGCCACGCGAGCGAATGCGCTCGTTTGTGGCTTGTTCGATATACTGCTTTACTTTACTCATTTCACCGTGTTGTTTTTAGGTTTGTAATTCCACCCGTTTAATTCGTATACTTTACGCTTCGCTTCTTCTTGCGTTATCGCATCGTCTATCTTCGTCGCTGATCCGTCCGGCTCTCTCTGATAAATACTAAAGTGACGGAAGCGAGGCGAATAATAGTACTTTGGTTCATTCTGTGTTTGATTCATTTCTATTCTGTTTTACTCTAATTGTTATTAAAATACTCACTACAAACAAACCCCTTTCGTGGGGCGAAGTTTTTAAACTCGCAACTTCTAAAAATCCACTTCTTATCAGCCCATCCGGCTAAATCCTTTTGCCACTGCGGTATGATTTGATGAGGATTATTTAAGTCTCTGTAAGGCTGACAATGCGGCAAGAACCGACCGCCTTTGTTCTTCCAATAATTGACACGCTCAAACGATTCTTTAAAGTCGCTAAGCAGGATACAATAAAAGAAGTATTCGCCTTTGTATCCGTACTTGTCAATCAAAGCCGTGGCACGCTCACATTCAGCAATCTGTCCCGGTGTGTCACAGCCGAACCGTATGCGCTTCATCCACTTTAATCTTGCCAGTAACCGGGCGATGTCGTCTGTTACCAAGCGAGCATCTAAGCCCTGATTGAAGTCTACACGCAGTCCTAGACGGATAATTTTCTCAATCTGCTGTAAACCGTAATCGGATGCAAGTACATTGTTATCCATAAGGATTATGTTTTTGCGACCATTGACAGCTATCTCTTCAATATCCATGTATGGGGTAATCTTGCCTTCTTTAGCAGGAACTACACACCATTTGCATTTGTTAGGGCAACCCCTTGTCAAAAAGCCATAAGCCAAATTCTTATCAACATTATACAGATTGTAATCAGGAATCATTCTATCAATTTCCGGTAGAAGAACCTTACTTATGTCATATCCTGTACCGCCTTTCTCGACTTGATCGGCATTGATGTAATAGCCGTAATCCAGCGTAAAGCTAAATACTTTTGCAATGTAAACCTTATCATAAGAACAAAGGGGATTATACCATTCCACATTGTCTCCACGTGCTTTATGATAGCTGCTTATCTTCATAAGCGCGAGATTGGGAAAATTACTATCAACTGCTAATATTCCGATGTTCATTGCTCTTTTCTCAATCATTAATAAATTCGTCGTCATTCTCCCCTACTTCACTTTTCACAGGCTTCTTCACTGGAACGCGGATCGCCTTTTCTGTAAACTTACTCGATAGATACTGTTTCGCTTCGATCCAACTTGAAAAGTGCAAATCTGGATCAGTGTAAAGTGACAGGATCGTTTCGTTTAGTTTGTCGAGTGCTCCGTATGAGCTTGAATTTATCGTGCCGTCTAAAGGTGAAAACTTGGCAACTAAGCCGTTATAATTCTCTGAAACAAACCGATCTATATACTTTCGGTTTCGTTCATTTGCTTCGGTCCGCTCTGCGGGAACGTCGTGCAAATAGTTTGTGTTTGATAGTTTTCTAATCATATTAAAATCCTTCTAATCGTTTTTGTCCGTGCATTTCGTCCACCTTGTACTGTGGTAGTTTCCGTTTTGGTTTTACATACTCGAAATGTCGTTCAGCTTCTGATAGATCATAGAACATTTCTTTGATTTCGTCCGGTAATACTTCTTCGTCGTCATCGTCGGGCATCGGATCAGCAACTCTGAGAAAGCAGCCTAAAATGTACTGCATGATCTCGTATGTACTCTTGAAATGGTAGTCGGTTTTGATCTTGTCCAGTCGCCGCCATTGGTCCAGATCAACGCGAACCGGAATTTTCTTGAAATAGACGAATTTCTTTTTTCTTCTTCGCATAGTTTCTTTATTTTAATTATCTTCTACTAGCTCCATTCAAGTCTAAAACATTGAACATCTCGTTTATTCGGTCCGCGATATACGCACCGTAAATAGTCTGTATTTCCTTGATCGTTAGATTTGTCGTTACATGGGTTATCGCTTCATGTCTCAACTCGTACCGACATTGAAAAATATACTGCATCACGTTCAACTCAGTGCCGAAATACTTCGCCGGGATTGGTTCTCGTCCTAGTTCATCGAAACAAATCATTCGCGGCGCACCGTTGTTGTACGTGTACAACTCTAGCGCATCCTTTCCACGCATTGAAAAGCTATTCGCAATGAAGGAAGCCGAGTCTATCCTAAAACCACCGACTGGATAACCGCCCTTCGCTTTGCCACGTGTGAAATACCCGTATCGGTTTAAAATCTGCATGATAGTACTTTTCCCGGTCCCAATGTCACCCCTCAACAATAGCCCTTTGTTTGTATCTAATTTACCACGTCCTTCTGTATACAAAAAGAGTTGATTCATTAGGTTCTTATTGGAGTCGTCAATCTTAAAACCGGGACAAACGTACTTACAACACGCTTTAAACCATTCCGGGCGTTTCCCTATTTCTATCGGCTCATCATAATACGGTAGTCCGTATGATAGTATCGCCGCTATCGGTAGAGTTTGTTTGCTTCTTGTTTCCATATTCATTTTTATTGTTTTTCAGTTCAAAGAATCCCGCCCAATTATTTGCAATCGCTTCATTTATGATTTGAGATGCAATCGCCGGATTATCTTTGCTCAATTTCACTAATTTGCTGTAACACGCTTTAAGCGACTTTTCCGATTTGTAATTTTCCCGTCTGTCTTTTTTGTATTCAAGCCAAAGAATAAACGTCTCTAAAAACTCGTTAGATATAAAATCAAAATCTCCATGAGAGACTTTAGAGAGTATATTTTCGTTTGGTTTCTGTTTTAGTTTATTATAGTCCGTACTATTGGTAGTACTATTGGTTGCCTTATCTCCCCTCTTATCGGTTGGTTTATCGGGCGTATTATCTACCGTATTATTTACGGTAGTCATTACGGTAGTTTTAAACTCCTTCACAAAAGAATAGGAACTAACAACACGTCTACTTTTACCAGATCTATAATAAATCAATCCTGCGTTTATCAAAGACTCGCGAGCTTTTACAAGTGTTCTCTCGTTCACGTTAAGCGCAAAACAAAGTTCAATGTTCGAGCAATCGAAAACGTCCCTCCAATCTTCGCCGTTACAAATAGCCACTAGTTCGTAAAATAGGGCTTGTTCGGTGGCGGTAAATCTGAAACGTCGTCTCGCTTTTCTCATCTTCTCAGTTAGCGTATATCCGTCTATATTCATCACACTTATAAAGTCTATCGCGCTACATAATAACTACAAATCCTTATCCCTATGGACCGCCCCACTTTAAGGACGGAGCAATAACAAATAAAGTTCTTTTCTTCTCCGCCGTTCCGACACGTCCGGCAATCGCTTTTGTGTACCTGTGTTGTTTTCTTCGCCATTTTATACCTCCTTTATTCTGATTCCATGAACGTAAAGCATGAGCTTCCGTTTGATTATATACTCCTTTGTTCGAACTCCTTTCGTATCCTCAACGACATACTCGCCATTTCGATAATAAACGAAGTCTGCGATATAGTAAACGCCTCGTTCTAGAAGTTCCTTTTTACGCAGCATCTTCCGCACTCCCTGCACTTCATAGAAACGATATTGGGGCGAAATAAGCTCGTATTTTACTTGCTCTTGCAATCCGGTTATAATCCCCTTCTTTTCGAGTAGTTTCAACTCCTTAGCGCGCCGATACTCCTTTTTAGAGTCGTATCCCTCTATCTTTACATTGTTATACTTTGCCATGTCTTTATTTTGGTTTGTGAATGTGGATAAGCTCGGATTTGAACCGAGATTTGTCGCAGACCGCTTGCGAACGTCCGTCACGATCGGAACCAATTCCACGCACTAGGGTGGAGCGTTTACCAATTCCGCCACTTATCCGATTTGCCGGGACTTTCACCCGGCTTATTATTAGAATTTAAGAGAATCAGCCGCAAGGGAATCACATTTGTATACATGGTATCCATTGCCCGAAATACTTCTTAAAAAATAGACATTGCCTTTGGCGTCTTTAACCAAATGGTTATTTAATCCATTCCGATCACACGAGAACAGGCAAAGAGCCATTAAAACAAACAGAATCTTTCTCATTTACTTTCTCCCTCCTTTACTCCATATGGGTAGACATCTACAATCGCCGTTTCTTTCAACGAAATCGAAGAATAATCCGCCATCGTTCCTTTCATACCTTCGTCGAGTTTCTTCATTGCGTCGTGGATGTCTGCGGCTTGTACCAGAACATTCGTATAAGTCCGCTTTTCTTTGCCGATTACTTCGTCCACCGTAATAAAAGCGAGTCGTCCGGCATACCATTTATCGGCAGAATCTTCTTCGCTCGTAAATATCTCGCTATAATGTGCGCGGGAAATATCGAACACTGTAAACTCACCGGAGATAAACGGAGTCATTTCTTCGGTTATTCGCGCTTCTGCTTCAGTAAAACTCAGCGCATCGACTAAATACGGTTCTGTTACTTTCTTTTGCATTCCGTTTTCCATTACTTTTTCGTAACGGATTTTTGTTAAAAACCAAGTGTGCATAATTTCGTGTTTATTAAAGTGTTTATAAAAAATGTGATTAATCGTGTTGTGTTAGTGTTGTGACGGTTATTTCTTTGTCAGTTTGCGTATTTCTTTCCGTAGCTTATAAATCTGATTTTTGATCGGTACGCTGTTTTTCGCATCCGGCTTTAACGCTTCGATCTGTATCTTTAATTCTAGGACCGATTTTGCCTTATCGACACAATCAAGTAAATCCAGACCGGAACGAATAGATTCGTCTATCATTTCACTAGCTAACCGGATACGATCATAGAGCTTCTTTATGTTTTCTGCATGATCAGCGCGATTCATTTCAAGTATCCGACCGTCGTTCACGTAGCCATCATAAATGACATAATACAACTTATCTACGTCCGGGCGACCGAGGAAATGACCGAGGAACTGCCAATAGTATTCATCTTTTTCGTCGATGGTATTCCCGAATTGCAGAGATTCGATTTTACCCTGCGACATCGGGCATTTGATTTCGCCTAGAGCGATAACTTTCCCGTCGAATCCATACACATAGAAATCGGGTGAATCTCCGAACCCTTCAAACGGTTCATTGAAAACAATGTCTTTAAAATCGGTTGTACACGATTTGATTTCATTCATTAGTTGGGTCCTCACCCACTCGACCGCTAGCGGTTCGTTTTCGTGTCCCCAATCAAACGCTTTATTACTTCCGTTTTCCCGTATCGTCCCGGTCCTGCGTTCGTATCGTACTAAATACATCGCATCCAACGCGGCTTTACCGAACGGACATCCTTTGCCCGCTTTCATTAAATCGGGAAGCGTAGAGGCAGTTATTTTGCCTCGTCTCCTTTCCTTCCATTCGATTTCTTTTTGCTCACTTGATTTCATGTGCTACTAATTCTTTGATTTGTTCTTTTGTTAGTTTGTATTTCATTTGGACTTGCGCAACTGTATAGCCGCCCGCCAATGCGTCTAGAATGTTTTTCCAGATCACCGATCCAGTTTCAACCGTAGGCAATGAGTTTTCAACTTTTGGGATGAATGGACGAATACGGAGCGAATCAACTTTTTCGCCGAAAGCGTCCACCATCACCGCGCCAATCTGAATTTGCTTGTTTATCCATTCTTCGAAATTCGGTGTTTTGAAAATCTTCGTCATAGTTTTACAGTTCGTCCGGTTGAGGATCATCGGTTTTACATTCTCGAAGAAGTAAGCAACGAAGCATTCTTCTTTCTTTCCAGACGCACCCACTACCTGTTCTCTTTTCGTTTCACGGATGGTGAGAACTATATCTTTTCCGTCCGGTAGGCTGTAAGCGCCTAAATAGTCATAATTAAATTGAGTTTTCCAATGTGTCATTGTCGTGTGTAATTTAGTTATGATTCGAACATCGCTTTTAATATGAAAACGAGAAAGATTACAGCTAATAATATCGCTATTGGAATCCATAAAGGAGAAGTCACCCAC